GCCCTGACGCACAATCAGCTGACCATGAACACGAGCTGGATCCCTGAGCTCCTGGAGAGCGACCTGGATCAGATCCAGGGCATCGACATGAGGGTCTTCGGCTTCGACGGTCTGAACGAATGGTTCGACACCGGGGACACCGGCGAGGCCATGGAAGGCGAAGACGAGTACCAGGAGTTCCTGGACAAGTTCGAGGCGAAGCACACGACCGACGACTGCTACACGCCGGAGAAGGTCTACAAGGCCGTCGCCGACTGGGTGGCCAGCGAGTACGGGCTGAACCAGAAGGACTTCGTCCGGCCGTTCTATCCTGGCGGCGACTACCAGAAGGAGAAGTACAAGCCCCGCAGCGTCGTCGTCGACAATCCGCCCTTCAGCATCCTGGCGCAGGTCATCAAGTGGTACACGGAGCACAACGTGAAGTTCTTCCTCTTCGCTCCTGCTCTGACCGTCTTTTCTTCCGCTGCTGCCCTGGCTCCAGTGCTCTGCACCGGCGTCTCGATCGTCTACGCGAACGGCGCGACCGTCGCCACTTCGTTCGTGACGAACCTGGAGGACGGCGAGATCCGGGCGAAGACGGCGCCGGCTCTCTATGAGACGGTGAACAAGGCCGTCGACGAGGTCCTCGCAGAGACCCGGAAGGTGATACCGGTTTACAGTTACCCGGACTATGTGGCCACCGCGGCCACGCTGAACAAGTACAGCAAGTACGGGATCGAATACACAATAACGAAAGCGGAAAGCGCTCCGATCGACGCACTCGACGCCCAGAAGGAGGCCGGCAAGACCATCTTCGGGAAAGGTTTGCTCCTGGCCGAGCGCGCCGCAGCCGAGCGCGCCGCAGCCGAGCGCGCCGCAGCCGAGCGCGCCGCAGCCGAGCGCGCCGCAGCGACTCGATGGGAAATAAGCCCACGGGAGCGCGAGCTCATCCAGAGCCTCGGCTGAGAATACTGAGACAAAGGAGGGCGAAGCATGTCAAAGAGCGCCGCGACAATCTGCAAAAAAGTGAACAAGGACGTCAAGTCCCAGGCGATGACGCTGGCGCGCGCCGTTCTGGCCATGCAGGAAAAGATAGACGCGCAGATCCCCGTCTATGAGAAGCTCCCCCTCGCTCAGACGCTCACGACCACGCAAGGCGAGAAGGCCCTGAAGAATAACCCTGCGATGCAGGAGTTCAGGGCGACCGTGCGAGACTATGCGGAAGCGCTGAAAGATCTCAACGCCCTCATAGAAGAGCACCCGGCGGAGCAGGCCCCGGCCGCGTCTCCGATCGAACTGCTGCGTGATCGCTTCAAGATGGCCGAATGAAGGGCTATACAGAGCCGAGGATCTTCACTCCCCCGCTCCGGGATCTGACGGAGGAGACGAGTCTCGGGTACATGTGCGTCGAGTACATGACCAAAGTCCTCGGGAAGAAGCTCTACCCGTGGCAGGAGTGGTCACTGATCCACGCCCTGGAGATCACGGGCGACATCCGGAGAAGCTGGCGCTTCCGCTTCAGGACGGTCCTGATCGAAGTGGCCAGACAGAACGGCAAGACCGTCGACTCGGAGGGCATCGCGTCCTTCTTCCTGAACGTCCTGGGCGTCAAGAGCGTCTTCGGGACGTCCCTCAGCCTGGACAAGGCCGAGGAAGTCTGGGAGGCGGTCGTCGCTGATCAGGAGAACACGCCGGACCTCAGCAAGGAGATCGACCGCGTCGTCCGGACGAACGGCAGCAAGCGGCTGATCCTCAAAGGTGGCCGCGTCTACAAGGTCGGAGCACCCACGAGGCGCGCCGGCCGTGGAGACTCGAACGACCTGGTGCTCCTGGACGAGGTCCGTGAGCATCGGGACTGGGAAACATGGTCCGCTTCCGTCGCCAGCACGATCGCGAAGCCGAACGGCCTCGTGATCTGCTTCTCGAACGCCGGTGACCCGGACAGCATCGTGCTCCGGCAGCTCCGGAGTCAGGCGATCGCCGCGATCGAGGGCACGAACGCGATGGACCTCGGCGGCGAGATCGACGCTGCGACGCTGGGCCTGTTCGAGTGGTCATCACCGGAGGACGCCGCGACGGACGACATCGACGCCCTTGCACACGCGAACCCGGCCATGGGCTACGGCCTGCTCACGGAGCGGGCGCTGCTGGCTAACCGGATGACCTTCCCGGAGAACAAGTTCCGGAGCGAGTGCATGTGTCAGCAGGTCGAGACGATCCTGCCGCAGCCGTTCCCGGACGGATCCTGGGACGCCTGCCTGGACATCGAGTCGAGGATCCCGCCGGAGTCGGATCTGTACTTCGGCATAGACCTCAGCAACGACCGTCGCTGGACCTCCATCGGGGTCTGCGGACTCCGGGAGGACGGGAACTGGCACATCGAGGTCGTGGCCAGGGCCGTCGGAACAGAATGGGCACTCGACTGGTTTAGAACCAGGGCGCTCAAAAGTAAAATGAGGCTCGCCTTCCAGGGCCGCGGTGCACCCGTGACCGGACTGGCGGAGCAGATCTGCACGATCCAGAACGTGGAGCGCTTCGCCATCGAGGGCTCTGACCTGGCCGCAGGCTGGGGCCGCTTCTGGGACGGAGTCGCTGCGAGTGATCCGGCGCTGCCGAGGGGCGGCGCGAAAATCTACCACCTGCAGCAGCCGATCCTGGACACACCGGCGAAGACGATGCAGGTCCGCCAGATGGGCGGAGGCGTGGCGCTTCCGGACCGAAGGAAGAGCCCCGACGACATCGCGCCGCTTTTCGCCTGCATTATGGCGTTCACGGCGGCGACAAAAATAGAAAAAGACAGTACAAAGATTTACGAGTCCGCCTACGCCCGCGAGGGCTATGGGCTGGTCTTCTGTTAGGAGGCGTTTGAATGCCGAACATAGTTCAGGCGTTCCGGAACCTTTTCGGGCGCAACGAATATCATATTGAGATCACGCCGGAGCAGATCCCGATCATCGAGGGACTGACGGCGAGGCAGCTGTACGCGACCCAGGAGAACCTCCACGCCGTGGTCTCCTTCCTTGCTTCCAGCGTGGCACAGCTGCCGCTGAAGGTCTACATCCGGGACGGCGAGAACGCCAGGAAGAGAGACAGGGAGAGCACGGCCGCGCGGCTGCTCTACTGTCCGAACCCGGACCAGACCTGCTACGAGTTCATCGAGGGGCTGCTGATCGAGTACTCCCTCATGGGCTCCGTGTTTGCCTGGCTGCTGCCGGATGCAGAGGCCGCCAGCGGCTACCAGCTGAGGATCGTGCCGCGCGAGTGGATCGTGGACACAATCAGCCACACGAACTACGCGCCCGACGTCATCCGGATCACTTCCGGATCCGGCAGCGTGGTCGAAGTGCCGCGTGAACAGTTCGTACAGTTCCGCATGTATAACCCCGGGAACCCTGGCGGCTATCAGTCGCCGATCTCCGCCCTGAAGCAGACGCTCACGGAGCAAGTCGACGCTGACCGCTTCCGGACGGACATCTGGCGGAGCTCCGGCCGCTTTAATGCGTACCTGACCAGGCCTGCGAACGTGCAGCCATGGGATGATAACGCGAGGAAGACCTTCCTCAAAGCCTTCCGTGAAGGCTGGGGCCAGAACGGCGAGAACCGGGGCAAAATGCCGCTCCTGGAAGACGGCATGGAGATCAAGACCTACCAGTTCAACGCGCAGCAGGCCCAGTACGCGGAGACGAAGCAGCTCTCCCGTGAGGACGTGGCCGCTGCATACCACGTGAACCCGTCGCTGATCTGGCACACGTCCACCCAGACCTACGCGAGCGCGAAGGACAACGCCCGCGCGCTCTACGCGGACTGTCTGGGGCCGACGATGCAGATGCTTCAGCAGCGCATCAACTCGTTCCTTTTGCCGATGCTCGGCGCGGATCCGGGCACCTATGTCGAGTTCGACCTGACGGAGAAGCTGAAGGGCTCCTTCGAGGAACGTGCTGGCATCCTCCAGTCCTCTGTCGGCGGTCCATGGCTGACCAGGAACGAAGCCAGAGCGGACAACAACCTGCCCCCGATCGAGGGCGGCGACGAGCTGATCGTCCCGCTGAACGTCGTCGAGGGCGGCCAGGCGAGCCCGACCGACACGCACATGGAAAACGCCGGCTGCAGCTGCCACCTGCACAAGAGCAAGGCGGAGCCGATCCGGCTGAAGGCTCGATCCTCGAAGGAGGAAGACGAGCTGATGACCGAAGCGCTCCGGAAGTTTTTCAAGCGGCAGGCCTCGTCCGTGATCCCGAAGATCGGGGCGAAGGCTGCAAGCTGGTGGGACGAAGATCGCTGGAACGAGGAGCTCGCTGATGACCTGGAGCCGCGGATCGACAAGATCGCCGACGCCCACGGCAAAGAAGCCGCAGACGCCCTGGGCGCTGAATATGATCCGAAACGGACCCGGAAGTACCTCCGGGCGCTCTCTGAAGGCAGGGCCACGGCGATCAACGCCGCGACCCATAAGAAGCTGCAGGAGGCGCTGGAGTCTGAGGATGAAGAAGAGACGCCGGAGAAAGTCTTCCAGAAACGTGAAGACGCCGACTCCGGAACCTTCGGCCGATCGCTGGCCACGGCCGTCGCCGGCTGGGCGATGATCCGGGAATCTCCGCAGCAGGCGGAGGCCCAGGGGATCCACAAGACGGTGGAAAAAGTCTGGGTAACGGGCGACAACCCGAGACCGGAGCACGCCATGATGAACGGCGAGACCGTGCCGATCGACCAGGAGTTCTCAAACGGCTGCTTCTGGCCCGGAGACGATAACGGCGACCCGGACACCACATGCGGCTGCAACTGCTCTACGCAAGTAATCATAACGGAGGGATAAACATGAAAAGGCTTTTTATCAAGGGCGCGGCTCCTAAGTATGCGTACAAGAGCTTCGCGCTGAAGGCGGACGAAGACAGCGGCACGATCAGCGGCTACTTCTCCACCTACGACAGGATCCCGGACAGCTACGGCGATGTGATCGAGAAGGGCGCTTTCGACGAGACCATCCAGGCCCGCAAAAAGTCCGGGCACCCATTCCCGCTCTGCTGGAACCACAACCTCGACCAGATCATCGGTTATGTGGACCCGGCGGACATCGACCTCGCGGACGATCACGGCCCGCGCATGAAGAACGCGCACTTCTTCGACAGCGCTCTCGCTCAGGAGAAGCGTGAGCTCGTGAAGAACGGCGTCGTGTATCAGTTCTCTTTTGCCTACGACGTGAAAGCCTGGGAGAAACCGACCGAAGAGGAAACGAAGGAGGGGATCCTGAACATCCTCACGAAGATCGACCTGTTCGAGATCTCGATCGTGCCGATCCCTGCGAACCCTCGCGCCGAGGTGACGGACATCAAGTCCGGCCGGCGTAACTCGAAGAAGGACGCCGACGCTATCAAGCAGGCCATCGCACTCCTCCAGGGAGTGCTGGACGAAGCAGATGACGACGATGGGGAGGACAGCTCCAAGGACAACCCGAAAGGGGAGGATCCGAAGGGAAGCAACCCGGAGAAGGACAAGCTGCTGGAATACATCAAAAATATGACAATAACGGAGGAATAAAACCATGAATCTCAAAGAAGAACTGAAGGCTGCCCAGCTGAAGCTGAAGGGCCTGGAAGACAAGATCAACGCGGGCGACGCCGAGGCCATCAAGGCCGCCGGCAAGCTCACCACTGATATCGAGCAGCTGCAGGAGCAGATCAAGACCGCCGAGAAGGCGCAGGCGCTCCTGGAACAGATCGGCAAGAATGAAGGCGAGGGGGATGCCGGCACCCAGGAGAAGCAGGCCCGCACCCTCGGCGACCACTTCATCAACACCGTGAAGAAGACCGGCGTTCAGGCCAAGCGCTTCAGCGTCGCTGCTTCCGAGTTCAAGGCCGCGACCGACACCCAGACCAGCCCTGCCGGCATCAGCCAGTATGCGACCGACCTCGACCGTAACGTCGTAACCGCTCCCAGGACTGCGCTGGTCATCCGTGACCTCTTCGGCGCGGAGACTATCAGCGGCAACTCCCTGACGTACCTCATCGAGGGCGCCGTCGAGGGTGCTCCCGCGGTAACGGCAGAGGGCGCGGAGAAGCCTCAGATACACTTCGCAAATCCTACGCCCAAGACGGTCAGCCTCGACAAGATCGCCTGCCATATCAAGGAGTCCGACGAGTATATCAGCGACTATCCGTTCCTCGCTTCCGCGATCAACGGCCGTCTGCTTTACCAGCTCGGGCTCGTCGAGCAGAACAATCTGGTCGCCAGCCTGACCGGCACTTCCGGCATCCAGGCAGACTCCAGCTCCTGGGCCGCATCCACCAGAGCGGAAGAGCTCGCGGATCTCGTCTTCGCCGCGATGATGGACGTGCAGGAGGCCTCCGGCTTCGCTGCTGACGCGATCGTCATGGCTCCCGCGACCTGGCAGACCCTTCGCCTCGGCAAGGACGGCGAGTCCCGCTACTACGGCGGCGGCTACTTTGCGGACGGCCAGGGCAAGCAGCTCTGGGGCATCCCCGTGGTCGTCACCACGGCCGTCACCGCGTCCCAGGTCATCGTCGGCGCCTTCAAGGCCTGCGGCTCCGTCGTCCAGAAGGGCGGCGTGTCCGTGGAGGCTACGAACAGCAACGAGGACGACTTCGTGAAGAACCTCATGACGATCCGCGCGGAGGAGCGCCTCGCTCTCGCCGTAAGACGTCCGACAGGCTTCAAGCTCATCACGAAGGCCGTCTAAGAGAATAAAGCGGGGCGTCCCCCGGGGCGTCCCCCCTCATAGGAGGCGAAACCATGAAAGAATACATCGTAAACGGCAAGCACTACCTCTTCAAAGAGGGCGAGCAGCCCGAGGGCGCCGTTGAGTTCAAGACCGAGGTTGAGTTCAAGACTGAGGCAGAGTCGCAAACCGACGCGGGCGAGCCCGAGACCGAGGCGGAGCCGCGGACCAAAGCGGTTAAGCCTGCAAACAAGTCAAGGGAGACGAAGAAGAAATGAGTCTGGCTACAATCTGGGGGTACAACTTGACAGAGGACGCCGCGACCTTCGCGGACCTGCTCACGGAGCCCGAGTTTGACGAGCTGACCGCCGGGAAGTACACCGGCGACCGCCGGACCGCCGCCGAGATCAAGGCGGCATCCGACGCGATCCGGAACTACTGCGGCTGGCACGTCTATCCGGAGGCGGCCTGCTCTCTCACGGAGCGGCTGCTGCACGGTGACGGACGGACGAAGCGCGTCAGCCGGGATCTTATGGTCCAGCTGCCGGCCAAGTTCGTGACCGCGGTCAGCTCCGTGCTGATCGACGGCATCGCCTATACGGACATCGACTTCGAGCGCAGCGGGATCCTCCGCGTCTTCGATGTACCGGCGCTGAGCCGGAAGAGCCTCGTCGTCGTGGACTATAGGGCAGGGATCCCGGACGCGCTCATGGCCTCCGTGAAGGAGCTCGTGGCGCATCGGGTGACTCATGCCCTGGCGTCGCCCAACGGCGTCACGAGCGAAGCGGCCGGCGGCGTGTCTATCACTTATAACGCGGCGTGGGTAAACTCTGCCAGGGCCTCAGCTCTGCCGGACGACGACAAAGAAGTCCTCGCGCCGTATAGGATCCAGGGGGTGTTCTAATGGTCGGAAGTTTTGCAAACGACACGATCACGAGACTCCGCCCGGGGATCGTGTCAGTCAGGGGATCGGACACTCCTGACTGGGGACATTCTTCCTCCTTAGAAATAGCAGGATGCTCCGTTCAGCCCGCAGCCACTTCGCTGTCTGAAGATGGCCGGGTGCTCGGGATCATGGACGGAGTGACCTGCTATTGTCCGTATGACGCGGACGTGCAGGAGGGGGATCGGATCCAGTTCGAGGGTCAGATCTATGAGATAAACGGAGCGCCGCGAAAGTGGCGATCTCCGACGGGGAACAGGAGCAACCTGCAACTGAACCTCGTGAGGTGGAGAGGATAATGGCAACGCGGATCAAACTGGAATTTAAGAGCAAAGGCTTCCGCGAGATTCTCTGCGGAGGGGGCGTCCAGGGCGTCGTGTCGGACGCTGCTGAGCGGATCCGCGCCAGGGCGAACGCTAACATCGCCGGAGAGAGCGAAGGCTTCTCCGCGCATGTCTGGCAGGGCAACTATGGCGGCGGCCGTGTCATCGGCAGCGTGAGCACGACGGACCAGGAGTCCCGGAGAGCAGAGGCGGAAGACAAAGCGCTCAGTAAGGCGGTGACAGGGTAATGGAAATTCAAAGAAGCATAGACATCGAGGACGAGATCCGGCAGGTGCTCGCGAAGCATCTGACCGCATACTGCCGCCCGCTTCCGAAGGAATTCACGGTGCCCTGCATCCTGGTCTCTCAGGTCGGAGGCTCTGACCGGAACCAGGCGGACACGCTCGAAGTGGTCCTGGACTCCAGGGCCACCGGAGAAGCGGACGCACTGCTGACTCTCCGGAACGCCGTGGGGATCCTGCGGCAGGCTGCGAAGTCTCAGACCTCGGCCATCAGAAGCATCACAGTCAACAGCTCTGGCTCATGGGGATCGGATCCCGTGCGGCCGGATCTCTCGATGTGCTCGGCGCGGATCCGCGTCGTCGCGCATCTCGAAACCGCAAATATTTGAATACAGGAGGAAAACACAAATGACTAACGCTGTAAACATTGGAACCGGCAACGCTTCCGGTATGTTCTACCACGCACCGCTCACTCCCACGCCGCCCGCTATGCCAACCTCGCCCTTTGACACGCTGACCGGCTTCACGGAGGTCGGCTTCGTCGGTGAGGACGGCCCCTCGTGGACTCCCTACGGCTCCACCGAGATCATCAGGGCCTGGTCTCTGGCCACGGTCCGCAACATCAAGACCGAGAAGGGCTCCGTCACCGTTCCGGTGATCTCCACGACCGAGGAGTCCCTTAAGACCGTGTTCGGCGCTGGCGCCGTCACGACTGCGGCAGCTACGGCAGAGCACGGCAAGCTCACCACCGTCAAGACCGAGGACGGCCCGTACAACGAGGACGAGGCCTTCGTTCTGGTCGGCAAGGACGGCGACGACGGCATCATGCTCTCCTGCGCTTCCGGTCGTGTGACCGATATCGCGGAGATCGGTCTCGCTCCCGGCGGCGCGATCATCTGGGGCATCACCATCACCGGCGACTGGTCCTTCGTCAAGGACGACGGCCAGGTAACCACCGGCGGCTAATTAGCACAAGGAGGAAGCAAACATGGCAGAATTTACACTCAAACGCCGCGAGGCGAAGACCCTGAAGATTCACATCGACGACCAGACTTATGAGATCCCGCTTTCCGGAAGCCTGAGGCCGAAGGAAGTGGCGAAGCTCGACACCGTCGACGCCACCATGGGATTCATGAAGCGCTACATCCCGGCCAAGGTTATTGATGATCTTACCCAGGACGAGTACAACGACATCGTGAAGGCCTGGGGCGAAGCCTCCAACCAGGAAGCGGGGATCAAGACGGGGGAATGATCGGCCTCGCGAAGTTCGTCGAGGAACACCGCGGGGCGATCGAATACGACCTACTCCGGAAGACCGGGCACGAACTGAACGACATAGGGAGCACCCTCTCGTGGGGCGCTCTCTCCTCGTTCGTCGCTAACCTGGAAGCCGACTCGGCAACGGCTCGCGAGATCGAGCCGGAGCTGTCCGGCTGGGCGACGGCCGCGAAGACGAACGCCATCCTGGCGGACATCTTCGACGTGCTCACCGCAATAAACGCAAACCTGAAGGCGCTCGGCTCCGGAACAAGGGCGAAAACCCCGGAGAAGTACCCGAGACCTCAGAAGAAGAAAAAAGACAAGATTTTCACCTCGTCCCTGCCTATGGCGGAGATGAGAGAGTGGATAGAAGAAAGGAGGCGAAGACGAAATGCCCGGCATGATTGAAGTCGCACAGGCAACTGTTACGATCATCCCCACAATGCAGGGAGCTCAGCAAACCATCACGAAGGAAATGACGGGTGCTGGAGAAGTCGCCGGAACGGCTGCCGGCGAGGCTGCTGGAACCAGCATGGCTTCGTCCCTTGGCTCCACAATGAGCAAGGCCGGCGGCTCTCTCACAAAGAGCGTCACGCTGCCGCTGGCGGCGGTCGGCGCTGCATCCGCGGCCGCCTGGAAAGAGGTGGACGCAGGGCTCGACACGATCGTCCAGAAGACCGGTGCCTCCGGGGAAGCCCTGGAGAGCATGGGCGATATTCTGAACAATATCACCGCGACGATCCCGACTGACTTCGCCACCGCAGGCGCGGCGATCGGCGAGGTGAACACGCGCTTCGGCGTCACCGGCCAGGATCTCGAAACACTCTCCGGCCAGTTCATCAAATTCGCCGCACTCAATAACCAGGACGTCTCGACCTCCGTTGACAACGTGAGCAAGGTCCTCGCCGCCTTCGGCATGGACGCCAGCGACGCCGGCACGATGCTCGACGCCCTGAACACCGTCGGCCAGCAGACCGGCATGGACGTCGGATCCCTGGCGCAGCTTATGAGCACAAACGCTGCCTCCTTCCGAGAGATGGGCCTGAGCGCTGAAGAGGCCGCCTCCTTCATGGGCGCGGCCGATATGGCCGGCATCGACTCGACGCAGATGGTCATGGGTCTGAGAACGGCCATGAAGAGCGCGGCCTCTGACGGCACGACGCTCGACACCGCGATCGCGCAGTTCAGCGAGACGATGAGCAGCAATGCCTCCGAGTCTGACAAGCTCGCGGCGGCTTATGATCTTTTCGGATCCAGAGCCGGCGCGTCCATCTATAACGCCGTGAAGAACGGCACTCTGGACCTTGCCACATTCACGTCAGGCCTCGGCGACTTCGAGGGATCCGTTTCCGAAACCTTCGAGGGCACCCTGGACCCGATAGACCAGTTCACAACGATCATGAACCAGCTGAAGACGATCGGCGCGGAGCTCGTGGTATCCATGGGCCCGGCGCTCACGGACGTCCTCAGCACCGTGGCCGACGTCGTGAAGACTCTCGCGGACGCCTGGGGCAAGCTGTCCCCAGAGACGCAGAGCTTCATCGTCAAGATGGGCCTCCTGGCTGCTGCAGCCGGTCCGGTCCTGTCCGTCGGCGGCATGGTCGTCAGCGGGACCCAGAAGATCTCCGACGGCATATCTGCCCTCTCTGGCAAGCTCTCCGGAGCGACCTCCAGTCTCGGATCCTTCGGATCGTCCGCCTCCTCGGCGGCATCCGGCGCGTCCGCAGCCGGCAGCTCCTTCGCCCAGATGGGCGGCCAGGCGCTCCTGCTCGTGGCAGCGGGCGCAGCGATCCTCCTGATCGCTGAAGGCATCAAGATCCTCTCGGACGCTGCGATCGCTCTGGCCCAGGAAGGCCCGGGCGCCGTGGCCGTCCTCGTACTACTCGCCGGCGTGGCCGTCGGAATGACTGCGGCCATCGTCGCGATCGGGTCCGCTGCGACCGTCTCGGCCGTCGGACTCCTCGCCATGGGCGCGGCCGTGCTTATGATCTCGGCCGGCATCGCCATCCTGGTCCTGTCCCTGGCCGTGTTCTGCGAGCAGCTGCCGACGATCGCCGAGTATGGCGGATCCGCGGCCCTGGCTCTCGTGGAGCTGGCGGGGGGCATGGCCCTTATGGCCGCCGGCGCTGCAGCTCTGACCGTCACGCTCCTGGCGCTGATCGTGCCAATGGGCGTCTATGCGGCGGAGCTCGTGGCGCTGATCGCCACGACCGGCCTGTTCACTGCTGCGCTCGTCCTGGAGACCGCCGCCGTCGTCGCTCTGACTGCGGTGCTCGTGGTCTCGACCGGGACAGTGACACTCCAGACCGCGGCCGTGATCGCCGCCACCGCAGCTATGGGCCTATACTCCGCGCAGACGCTTCTCGCGACTGCCGGCGTCAAGGCCTTCGCCGCCACCGTCGCCCTGGCCACCGCTGCCGTGCTTGCCTGCACGGTGGGGATCGTCGCCGGGACCGTGGCAAACGCGGCCTGGACGGTCACGATCGTGGCCGCAGAGGTCATGATGATCGCGCTCCTCGCGGAGCTGCTGCTGCTGGATGCTGAGCTCGTCATCATGGCGGGCGCCCTCGTCCTGGTCAGCGGCCAGATGAGCGGCATCGCGGACAGCGCGAGATCCGCGGCGAGCGACATGGAGTACATGGTCAGCGCCGTGGACCTCGTCGACCAGTTCCTGAACACGTTGAAGGACACCGCGAGCGACGTGATCGGCCTCGTCGTCGGTCTCTTCTCCTCCGGGTCTCAGACGATGGACAACACCGTCACGACGAACGTGGCCAGCATGACCGCGACAGTCACGACCGGCGCGCAGACGATCCAGACGACCTGGACGCAGATGTTCACCGCTCTGGCGCTGGCCACTACGGTCCGTTCCGTCGGGATCATCTCGGCATGGACGAGCGCCATGGACAACCTGAACAGCACGACCCAGTCGCAGATGACCGACGTCAAGTCTACGATCCAGTCGGCGCTGCAGGAGATCCAGAACCTGTTCGCGAGCACTCAGCTCGCATTTGATCAGTACGTCGCGCTGCCGCACTTTTCCATGCAAGGCAGCTTCGACGCGGAGACCGGCTCGGTGCCCTCGGTCGGCGTGTCCTGGTACAGGAACGCAGCGACGCAGGGCGCGAGGTTCAGCAGCCCGACGATCATCGGCGTGGGCGACGCCTCGCAGCCTGAGCTCCTGATCGGGGAGCGGACACTCTACCAGCAGATCAGCGAGGCCGCCGGATCCGGCGGCGACACGATCATCCCCGTCTACCTGGGCGGCGATCTGATCGACACGCTGGTCGTGAAGGCTAACCAGCGCAGCAACTACAGAAGCGGAGGTAGAGCATGAGCATCCGGCTGATCATCAACGATACAGAAATAAACCTGAACAAGGGATCCTACAAGGAGGCCCCGAAGGTTAAGGAAACACGAAACGAAACAGAGGCGGGAACCACGCACCGCGACATCCTCCGGACGGGGATCAACCACCTGGAGATCTCCATGAACGCCGACGAGACCGAGAAGGCCTTCTTCGACGCATGTGCAAACGCTTCGACGCTCTCCGTCCAGTTCTGGTCGGAGAGCGCGCGCGACATGATCACGAGGACGATGTTCCTGGATCCGGAGTCCTACACGGCGGACCTTTTCGCCGTGAACGGCGGCCACCGGTTCTATACCGTCTCCTTTACGCTGGAGGAGTTCTGACATGTATGGAGTATCTGCTGACTATATCAACGCCATAAAACAGCCGGCGATCCGGTCCAGAGTCACCGGCACGATCGCCGGCGTCCCCTTCGGAGACGACAACATCCTGGAGGGCAGCTTCTCCATCACGAACCAGAACAGCGGGAACGAGAACGTGCAGATCGGCACCGTCTTCATCGGTGAGCTGTCCATCACGCTCCGCGGGCTGGATCTGAACCGCTACACCCTGAACAACATGGAGATCGTGCCATACTTCGAGCTCCTGCTCGAAGACGGGGCGACCTGGGAGTCGGTGCCGCTCGGGCGTTTTTACGTCGGGGAGGCGAACCACACGGCCGCCGGCATCGTGATCAAGGCCTACGACGTCATGAGCAAGTTCGACAAGCTCTGCACCGGCGCCGCAGCGACCGGGACGCCCTACCAGCTGGCGAAGCTCGCGTGCGATGCCTGCTTCGTGACGCTGGCCACTGATCAGGCCACCTTCTCCGGCTTCGCAAACGGCTCCGAGGTCCTGGGTCTTTGGCAGGACGGCACGGACATCGAGACCTGGAGGGACTTCCTCTCCTGGGTCGCTCAGGCTTGCGGCTGCTATGCCACCTCGAACCGGTTCGGCCAGATCGAGTTCCGGCCGTACACGCAGGACGTCGTCGACGTCGTGGATCCGACCGGGCGCTTCAAGGGCGCCAGCTACTCGGACTACGAGACCCGCTACACCGGGATCTACGTCACGAACATCGAAGACAGCACCATGGACTACTACGGCCTGCCGCAGGACGACGGCCTGACCTACAGCCTCGGCCAGAACCCGTTCCTGCAGTATGGCACGAACGAAGCGAGGGAAACCATACGCAGGGCGATCCTGAACAAGCTCGCCCTGATCTGCTACGTCCCGTTCTCCGTCACGCTGGCTAAGAATCCGGCTTACGACCTGGGCGACGTGCTCAGCTTCCCGGGAGGCCTGGGTGATGGGGACAAGCTCTTCTGTGTAAACAAGTACACTTGGACCTATCACAAAGGCGTCACGCTCGAGGGCGTCGGCGAGAACCCGGCGCTGGCATCCGCGCAGAGCAAGACGGGCAAGAACATCGCCGGCCTGCTCTCGAAGATAAACGACGACCGGATGCACTACTACGACTTCCTGAACGCCGTGGATCTGGTGATCCGCAACGGCGAGACGGAGGAGATCATCAACCTCCGGTTCATGACCACGAAGGACACCCACGTCGACTTCCATGCTGAGCTCCGGGCTCTGATCGAGACCCTGGAAGAGGTGGAGGGCGACGAGTACACGGAGCACGACGTCACGGGCACCGTGACCTACTTCCTGAATGAGGTGCTGATCGCCTACTATCCGATCTTCACGGAGTTCGACGGCGTGCAGCTGCGGCACCTGCTTTACTTCTGGCAGACCAGCGCGAACGTCATCGGCACCTTCCGCGTCACGCTCACCGCCCGCGGCGGGGACATCACGATCCTGGCCGGGCATCTGCACGCCTACTGGGCGGGCGAAGGTCTCGTGGGCGAAGTGCTCGACACGAACCCGAGCTTCACGGACGAAGTGCAGCCGCTCCGCTTCTCGATCTTCGGCGCGATCAGCGACGCAGCTGCAGCCGGAACGGAAACGCCTGCCGGGGACAGCCTGGCCGAGAACGTGGCCGCCCTGCGGTTCGACGCCGTGCTGGCAGCGTACACGGAGGAGGCGGAGACCCTCTCCGGCATCACGATCACGCCGTACTTCTCGACGGAGTACATCGCGCAGTCCACGGTGCCGGTCGTCGGGACCGTCTGGATCGCCGACGCGAACGGCCGGTACATCGAGACGGTCGACTTCACCGGCGTGACTGGCTTCCAATCCTACACCGGCGGCGCCCTGTCCTATCAGTGCAGCTTCGACTCCGGAGCGACCTGGAAGGGCTGGAACGGCTCCGACTGGGAGACCGATCTGGAGATGACCTACGCCACGATCCACGCCCTCACGGGCACGGAGTTCGGCGCTGGCGCGGTCCGTATTAGGATAATTTTCGACAATGAGGAAAAAATCAGCGGCTTTACCGCGATAGGAGGACGATGATGAACGACAAGATCCCCGCCCTGCGGTTCGACCACAAACCGATCCGGGGGCACATAACTTTTGAGCTTTTCGACGCGAAGACCAAAGAACTGATCCAGAAGGTCGAGAAGGAGAACATGGTCACGAACGCGATCAAGACCATGCTGCAGGCCTACGCAGCGACGAACCAGATGGGAAACATCATGCCGCTCGCGACCGTCGGCCTCGGCGGCCTGCTCATGTTCGACGGCGAGCTGACGGAAGACGCCGACAACGTGATCTTCCCGGTGAACGCTCACCTGGTCGGCTATGGGATGCAGGGCGTCAACACAGCGAACACGCTGATGGGCTCGAAGAACGTCGCCGAGTCCCTCGTGAAGCTCGGCGAGAACGGCAGGTCCGTCACGGTCTGGGACTTCGGCACCAGCCAGGCGAACGGCACGATCAAGTCCGTCGCCCTGACCAGGAACGCGAACCCCTTCCGGCCGCTCTCGAACGGCGTCGTGGCCCAGGCTAACTACTACAGCGGATCAAGCCGCTACATCTACGCCGGCAACAGCGTCCTGGCATACGAGGACGGCTACATCTACGTCGTGCACTCGATCACATCCAGCAGCGCGAGGACGGGCACCTACGGGGGCTACACCTACACCCGCACCTACTCCATGACGATCTGCAAGACCTACTGCCCGATGCAGAACTACAAGGTCGGAGACCAGCCGACGAACGACCTTGCGACTGAGAACAGCGTCCACCAGGTCCTCACCTGGACGCAGGTCGGCCATAACACCGACCCGGCCCTCAACGACACCCAGCAGGTCCGCGTGGACTTCGAGCAGGACGGCACCGCCTACATCGTCTGGTCGCCCGGCAACTCTTCCGGCAGCGGCGAGATCTGGGTCACAAAGATCACCCGCGCCGGCCTGGAGTGGTCTGCAGAGGACACGGAGATCATCGCCATGACCGGCTGCCAGTGCCTGAACGACTACCACGCGGTCGTGGACGGCCACTTCATGGTCGTCTCTTATGATCGCCACTCGATCTACAGGGTGGACATCGAGAACCCGATCGACATCCGGCAGATCGTCCTGCCTGAGGGCTACTATGTGCGCGGCGGAAACTTCTGGAGGACCGCAGCGCTGGGCGGCGGGCTTTTCTTCACCGCCTACACCGTCCGGACCGTCGGGATCCAGTCCGTGACCTACTACTGCAACGCCATCCTCTACCCGGACTACACGGTCGTCCTGGACGGCGCCTTCAGCTCCGGCATCATGCGGCATGTGTCGCTGCCCTTCGAGAACGGCTACCTCTTCGGAGGCTACGATGGCGATGACAATTACACGCAGTACGTCTACGGCCGCTATACCAGCAACTACCTCGGAACGATCGCGAACCTCGCGACGCCGGTCGTGAAGAACGCCAGCCAGACGCTGAAGGTGACCTACACACTGACCGACGCATAGGAGGGCCGCGCATGAAAAAAGTATTTTATGAAGGCGAGAGCAAGGTCATCCGGAGGATCGTCGAGCTGCTGAACCTGAAGCCGGAGCTTGGCGAAGGCCATGAGGACGCCTACTACGGCGACCTCAGCAAAGAGGCATACGAACACAGCCAGCTCCGGAGCGGGAACCCGCACCGGGTCACGCTCGCGGATCTCGGCCTCGAAGGCATCCTGGACAAGATCAACGCGATCATGCTGGCCATCGGCATGACGCGCAGCTGGGTCACCCACGCGAACGAAACGATCGTGGACCACGACGGCGCGGCCCTCTGGTTCCACGGCGCAATCTCTGAGGACGAACCGAACTAGCTGCTCTGACACTAAGGAGGGAAAGATAAATGGCTGAAGGAACCGCAAAAACAATAGACCAGCTGCCGACTAAATCGAGCATCCTGGGGACCGACTACATCCCGATCGACGACGGCACTCAGTCGTACAAGGCCACCTGGGCGGCACTCCTGGCGCTGACCGGCGGCATCGCCTCCGTGACGGCGTCGGGAAACACGCTCACGATCACGACCCGGGACGGCACCGTCTACAGCTTCACACCGTCGGACAGCTCGAAGCAGGACGTCCTGACCTTCGACGCCGTACCGACGAACGGGTCCCAGAACCCCGTGACCTCGGACGGCGTGTACGACGCGATCCACGACGTCAGCACGGCCCTCGCGAGCGAGGCCAGCACGGCCCGCGCAGCTGAGGAGGCAAACGCCAGGGCGATCACCGTCCTGAACGGGGACGCATCGACGGAAGGATCCGTCGAGAGTACCGTGGCGGCCTACATCACGGAGCTGATCGCCGGCGCGCCGGCATCCCTGGACACGCTGAAGGAGATCGCAGACTGGATCACCAACCACGCCCAGGACGCGGCGGCCATGAACTCCGCGATCCAGCAGAACACCCAGGACATCGCCGCGGAAGTGACGCGGGCCACTGCAGCGG